CCTGTTCGGCATTCAGTGAATACCTCCCAACTTTGGCTTTCCCAGAGCGAGTTCTGACGGTTATCAGTTCCATACGGATGTCATGTCCCTGTTCACGCAGATCATGTATCCTAGCTGCCAACCTCATGCATCCGCATTCGTTGAGAGCCTGTCTTGCTGTGATAGAACCGTGAAGTTCCATATATCTGAGTATCTTTTCACACTGTGTCATGTGTTACCCCATTCCCTTTGTAATTGAGATTCAATCAATCTCATCTGAAGTTTCAGCGAGTTGATCGCTTCTTGGTTAGCATCATAAACAGCCTTTGCCACATCTCTTCTGAACCTCGCTTCAGCAACTGAAGGAATGCCATAGCATGTCTTGTCGATCATCCCTATTGCCATGCCTTCATCCCGGAGTTTTAAGCATTCCTGTCTGAGCAGTATCTTGTAGTCCTTCTCAGCCTGTGCATAAGCCGTTCCGTTTAGCCGAAGGGTTTTGATGGATGTATCAAGCTGTCTTGTCTTCGCTTGCAACTCTTCGTATAATTCCATTCATTTTCTCCATCTTGTGCTTGGGCATCCGACCATGAGCCATCCAGTATCTCCACTTCCTATAGGCATCTTCCTCAGACAATTCATCATTGACGATGGTTGCCATGCCCCGGTTACTGAAACCTGCCTTGCGAAGTGTTTCTGCAATCTCTTTCGGATCGATGTCCACTGTGTAATTCCTTACTGGTTTGTAATATTTCTTCATAGGTAATTCTTGTGTGCCAGTTTCATCCACTCTTCTTTTGAGTGATCTTTTTCGTATGCTTCTTGGCACAGTGCCTTCAGCCATCGTCTTTTGTCTGCATTTTTATGAACACTTTCATGGCATTTCCGGCACAGCCACACCCATGCACCTATTTGCTCACTGGCTTTTTTCTCTGACCCATTGAGGACATGATGGAAGTCAACAGGTATCTGCCTTTTGCATACGAAGCAGATAGCTTCGTCTTCCACCATATCCCCTTGAATCAGCGATGGAACATTGGTGTACCGATAGCGGTATGCCACTAATACGTTTCCTCTTTCAGTTCCAGAAGAGATGTGTCACGCTTTGCGATCATCTTCTGCACTTCTTCAGCGGTCAGTTCGTGCAGTTCCTTCTTCAGCCTTTTCAGCATCTTGTCAATTTCGGCTTGTGAGTATAACTGCTGAACTCTGTACAAATCTGCCGGGAGAGCAAGCTGTTTTTTTGCTTCTTCTTCAGCCTGTTTCTTTGCTTCGTATTCCTCGAAAGGCAAATCCGCACCTGCGTAAATGTAGAACCCAAGTCCGTGCCTTGCGATGCACTTTGTCCATGCCCTCTGAAGAGCAGTGTTTACATCGAATGATGTGATCTTATCCAGTGGAATCGACTTATTGCGGTAATCCATGATCGGAAACACCTCACTGCGTTCTCTGAATCTAGGCACAGTGGCATCGCCACCATCAACATCCCACTTCAAGACAACCGATACATCGACCCATGCGGTTTTACCGTCATTCCAAAACGGCATTCCTTCTTTATCACGGTTAATCGTTGTAGATGATTCCGGGTAAAGGCTCATCAGTGTATCCCATGCCCATGCCCAAGAGAGATAGGTCAGACCGTTTTTCTTCTCGGTATGTTCATTCACGTTGATTTTCGAGAGAACAATGTAAGGGTCAGATTCTCTCCACTCTTTTTCTTTTTCAAATTCTTCGATGGCATCCGCTGCCTTGTTGCACAGGTCTGCCAATCGCTCAAGTTCTCTTACCTGTGAGGAAGGTTCTGGATCGTAACCACCTCTGAGGGTTTCAATCAGTTCTTTCACGCTCTTACCCCTTCGACATGGTATCTGCCATATCCGCTTGTTCTTCCGCTTCCGATGCCACCACCGAAACCTGCAAGTCCGATGATCTGCACAATCTGTTCAAGGCTATACTCGCCGCCTTCGACATACTGGACAGTGATATCTGCCGACCATCCAGAGAATCTGTTAAGGCGAACCAGGACAGGTGCGCCACGCTTCGGTGACATCAGCTTTTCATCAATGTGATGCTCAACGAATCTGATCGGAACAAGTCCACCGGGAGCAACCACATTCACGCTCATTGCGAATTTTGTGGAATACTTGTCGATTCCGCACCTTACTACTGCCTGTTCAAATGACTTTTTCAGTCCGAATGATGTGATGCACGGAGCATTCTCTGTGAGTGCTTCTTCAAGACCTTCACGGCTGTAGTTTCTCGGTGTTCCATCTTTCCAGTGCATCGCAGTGATGATCTGCTCCCATTCGTTGACTTCTTCGACAGTCTTGGATTTGTTCTTTCTCTGGTCAACAAGCTGTCTTGTGGATACATCGTTCATTTTGTTGAGGACAAGGTCACCATCTCCGCAGATAGTGATTGTGGCTGTGTTAAGTGTTAACGGCTTTACCGTGATTGTTGTTTCCTTTTTAGACATTTTCTGTTCTCCTTTATATGTTTTTGATTTGCTCATCAGACTATGTCAGCCATGATATGTTGTGATTTGTTTTATGTTGACTTGTATCGACATGATTTGTCTTGGTTTTTCCTATTTTCAACCGATCACGGCTGAAGTAGTCTGACGAGCGGTTTCTCACTGACTCAAAGCACCTAATGAGCCGTCCTGTAATGTACTTTAATGCCCTGTTGTTTTTTGTTTTGACGAATGTTGTTTTGTATTACGTTTTACTTCGCCGTTCTTATGCCCTCATTAGGCACTGTGAGCCAGTGAGTTCTTCGATAGCTGATATTACCTAAATAGGTAATGATTTATACTGTGATGAGATGAGTTGTACTGTCCTGTGCTATATTTTTGTTTCATGCCTATCTAGGCAATGTCAGCTATCGAAGTTAATTCCCGGTGTTAACGGCATGTATTCCGTAAATAAGCTGTTCTATTTTGACTTGTAATGTTTTTAATTACGCTGTTATATTTTTTTCTGTAATTTACTTACCTGTTCTCTTTTGCCTTTTATTTTTTGCCTATTTACGGCATAACTGCCGTTAACTGATTGCAGACTTATGTGACTGCACTGTGATGCGGTGTCATGTTATGTATTAAAGTGATGTGTTTTGCGGTATAGAGTTATGACTTGCGACTGCTCAATGCAGCCATGTAAATCTGCAATCCCGGTATGGTCACTGACTTATGTCGATGCGTTGAAACATCTAGGTTATTATGTTTTATCGTGTTTTGACTTATCGTGTCCTGTTCTGCACTTTAGTGTTTGATTCTGAAATTTAGTGTTTGATAATCACGGTGCAACGCACCGATATAAGCCAGTGACCAGATATATTCAATTTTTACTCGTTGAGAAGTCTGTCAATTTCATCTATGACAGCTTCGAGTTCCACAATGCTCTTGAATCTTTTTCTGAAGGCAGCCAGTTCGGCTTTTGCCTGTTTGAGCAATCTGGAATATTCGTCATTGTTTCTTACTGTAAGAGTGACAGGCTTATATGCCTTTTCTCCTTTATCGTTCTGAATGAGTCTAAATGCGACAGGCTCTTTTTCTTCACGAATAACCACCACCTTCAGTGAACAGCAGATAAGTCTTGCGGTATGTACTCTCCACTTTTCGGCTGCGACTGTGTCATCCCATTCAAAGCACTTGTGCAGTTCAGAATCTTCATTTTCCCTTGCGTACTCAAGGATTTCATGCGGTGTATACGATTCACCTATTGACTGGATTTCTTCATAGACGATTTTTGCATCGCCTTTGAAACCAGTTCCGATCCACTTAACTGTCTTCTTTTCCATCGGCTATCCCCTTTGTGACATAGTTGCAGTAATAAGATGAAATCTCCGAAATGTTGTGCTGATTCTTCTTAACCTGCTCCGATACCGCCACAAGATTCATCCGGGTATCTTCTTCAAGACTTTCAAGTGTATCCAACCTCTTGATATCCTTTGCAATTTCTTCAAGTTTGAGAATTGCCGAATCTTGGTCTGCCCACATCTTCTGAATCTCTGTGTGTGTAGCATTTGAGATTTTCTTTATCCGGGCATCATTGTTCTCGGTTCTTGCTTTGTTTTCAGCGATTCTTCCGCTGAGTGTTTCTGTGATTGTGGTGATTTTGTTAATCTGTGTCTGCATACCTGCTGTCATCACTCCTACAAATGCGACAGCGAGGAACAGAAGAATGAAAATTATGATGTTCATGCTACCTCCCTTGCAAAACCTATTGCTTGTTCGAGCAAATCGCTCAGTTCGTCCAGATTGTTGTAATAATCAGATTCTGATTCAGATGAGTAATCCCGGTCATCTCTTGCCGGATCTTCCTTGCGGAATTCATCAACTTCATCGAGGATGTCCTGTAATCTTTCGTACCATTCCAGATACTTTGCTTTGAACGGCGGCATTACATCTGCCCATACTTCTGTGCCGTCTGTACGGTAGTTGCTTGGGTGCAGTTCGCCTTTGCGATCATAGAATGTGTTCCACCCACCTTCGACCGTATATGGAAGTGTATTGATGTCCATGAGATCGATGATCTCTCCGGTCTTGAGGATTATGTCTTTCCTCGGATATGCGATGTAGTAAATGCCGTCTTTTCTCGGCAACCCTGTGTACCACCTCATAAGATCATCCCCACAAGACCAATCAGAAGTGTTACGGCGATCATCGGCAGAATGCCTGTGATGGTGAGTGCCAGAAGCACGTTGATGACCATGTCTTCGGTCTTTGAATTGTTCATTTTTTTCTTCCTTTCTGTTAGAATGGAAGTGATCATTTAGATCACCCAAACTTTCTGCGGTACGCTCTCCCTAGCTGCCGCATTTTTTATTGATTTCCTGTTCGGTCACTCCGTATGCACGAAGTGCAGATGCTCGGCGAACCTTATCAACTTCGATTCGGTATTCAAGTTCTGCCCGGTCAATCTCATCGGCTGTGTTAAACACCTTGACCGCAATGTGCATTGGCACTCCCAGATACCTTGCTGTTTCCGTCTTCGTCAGATACGGTTCACGTTGCAGTTCTTCAAGCGATTTTCGCCTTCTGCCCATTTCTCTCCTTTCTGTGTCTATTTCCCTAGACACCTTCTTCAAAAAAAATTAGATCGTCAACAGTGCGGTTCAGAGCCTTGGCAATGTTCAGTAACATCTTGGATGAAACATTGATGTCATCGTTGTTCTCAAGCATGTTAACAAACTGCCTTGAACATCCTGCTTTATCAGCTAATTCTTGCTGAGTCATGCCACTTTGTTTACGATACTGTTCTATTTTATATTTCATGCCCACCTCCTTACGCTGTCTATGATACTAGACATGAATCTTAATGTCAACTGTTTTAGACAAATAAAATTTGAAACGTCTATATCCGTTGACTATAATAAGGTTAGAAAGGTGACCCATATGAAATTATCGGAGTATGTTCGCCTATATCGCAAAGAGCATCGTATCTCGCTGCGTGATATGGCGAAGAAATGCAACTGCTCTTTTCAGTACCTGTCTAAACTTGAAAAAGGCGAAATAGCCAGTCCTTCCATGCCCAAGGTGATCGACCTTGCTCACGGCATGGGGATGTCTGTTAATGAACTGCTTGAAATCGCAGATGATTTTGAAATTGACTGCTCATACCAAGCTGTCATGTCAGATACGTTATTTGATGCCTATGAAAATGCTCCAGAGAATATTCAAAAAGCTGTCTGTGCCTTACTCGGTGTCGAATTGCAATAAAAAAACTCCGTTCTGATTAGACAATATGGCTGTAACAGAAAGGAGAGGTAATATGCCGAACACACCTGCGAAAAGGAGCATCGAACGGAGTTTTTCGCCTGTGGTGACCCTCACAGGCAGATTTCGGAGGACAATATAATGTCAAGTAAATTATGCACTATCCACGCACTGCGTAACAGGGGATAAAAAAATGCCAGTTTACAAGGATAGCAATGGCACATGGTATTACACCTTCAAAGTGCGAGATCCAGTTTCCGGCAAATGGCTTACTCGCAAAAAAAGAGGATTTGCCAAAAAGTCCGAAGCACAAAAAGCAGAGCGTGAAGCGTTGGCAGAATTGAAGAAAACCACCAAGGCAACATTCATGGATATTGCCCATGAATGGGAAGATTTTATTCAGTCTTCAAAAAACATGCGTAGGCAGCATAGGATATGTTTTGAAAAGCGTTTCAGAGAATACAAGGACATGCCACTGGACTCCTTCTCAAAGCCGATTCTGAGCCACTGGAGAGCCGGTCTTGCGAAGAATGACAAATACACCACGATGACAAAGAATCAAACCATATCGTATGTAAGAGCGGTATTCAGACATGCACATGAGATTTATGAAACCCCGGATTATTCAAATGTCCTCAAAACCCTTAAACTGACCGATGAAGAAAAACTGGCTGAAAAGGATGTATGGACACCACAGGAATTTAACACTTTTATCAAATATGTAAACCATCCTGTCTTGAAGGTTTATTACACATTCCTGTTCTGGACCGGATGCAGAAGAGGTGAAGGAATCGCCCTTCAAAAAGCTGATGTAGGTGACCACGAGGTAACAATCCGATATTCTCAAGTTTCGCAAAAAGAAGGTCTTCGCCCCACCAAGACAAAAGCTGTCCGTACAATCAAGATTGATGACCAGTTATGGGATATGCTTCAGCCGCTGATGCAAGTACCTGGTTCTTACGTTTTTGGTGGTGATCACGGCATCGGAGTAACCTCAATAAACCGATATTTCAACAAAGCAATCGAGGACAGCGGTGTAAAGCACATCACTGTACATGACCTTCGCCACTCGCACGGAACGTGGCTTATCAACAACGGTGTAAATGTTGTCGCAGTCAGCAAACGATTAGGTCATAAAGAGATATCAACAACGCTTAATATTTACACTCATTTGCTCGAATCTACAGACAATCAGATGATCGAAAAGATCAATTCCTACAAAAATTCTTCCGATTTTCTTCCAGAGCATAAAAAAAGCCGATAAATAAAGGCTTTTTTTCATTTCGCATATTTCATGGGAAATTATTTATTACGTTTATAACCTATTATATATATGTATCACCACGAATAAAGTAGCATAAACATACATAAACACGCAACAGCAGTTATGTACACACGAATTTTTTCTTCCATTTTTTCTTCCACCTTATAACCTTGTAAGGTTGTATAAGGCAATAAAAAAAAGACCGCCCGGTTAAGGACGGTCTAAACCACGGTGAGGAGTGAAAGTACCGTGATTTTCTTTACGAGGGCAGTAAATTGTGACAAAGGGAATCACAAAAGCATAGGCACTTCTTACCCTCCTATAGCCTATCTATGATCTCACGCTGATACTCATCTCTGACCTCTCTAAGCCTGTCTGTTCCATTTCCGTCTATGAGATGGTTGACGATGGCATTCAATGCCTTTGTTGTGTAACGGTCTGTGGCTTTACGGTCTTCAATGTGTTCTTCGAGATCTGAGATCCTGTGTTCGTGATCTTCAAGTTTTTTGACAGGAGTAAGAATCCACTTTATAAAAGCGGCGATTGCTGTTATTCCACCAATGATCCACAGCAGCTGTGCAAGCGAAAAGGTGACATCAGTCTGCATAGTGGTCTACCTCTTTTCTATAGTTATAGGTAGACACACCAATTAGGATGCCTAGCAGAGTGCCAGTAGCATTAAGTACCTTTGCTACCACTTCTGCATTCTGAATGCCGATGTCTGCTCCGACCTCAGTTACGAACCAAGCCAGTGCAGGTAAGCAGATCAAACCGACCCACTTGAGTACTTCATACAATCTGTCCGGGATTTTCATCGTGCTTTACCTCCTTCTGAAAAGCTAGACATGTATCGGAAAGAATCATGCCGAAGCATGGGCATTGGTACTGGAATGCACATTTACCGCATTCGGTCTGACCCTCTTCTTTTTTTCTTTTTTTGTATTCCCCTAAATATGGATACTGCTTATTTGCCATCTTTCGTTTCGATCAGACATCTGGATTTCACCCAATATCCGAGTTCTTTGAGATAGACAGTATCCTGTTTGGTATTCACTTTGCTGACGGTGTATTTGCCGGAGAATGCGACACCACTACCGACATGAAGAATGTTATCCTTTTTGCCATCATGAGCGTCAACCTCATCGACATCCTTGGTCGGAATCCATCCACCTGCCCATGCATTGTAAAGTTCCCACTGTTTCTTTCTGTATCTCAGCCTTTCGACATAGAAGCCATTGGAAACCACTTTGCTACCGACAGTGAGAATCTGATCGGGTTTCTTTACAGGTGTAGGCTTAATCTTCACAAAAATCTTCGGTCTGAAAACGGCGATGATTCCACTTGTGTCAATCTGTTTGACATTGACATAGTTGTACGGCTGATTCTGCCCCAAGAAGTACACTGCATTCTGACCTTTATCATGGTCATAAATTGCAATATGCGACTTTGGACAGGCGGCGCATTTGCCCCAAATGCAAATATCACCTGCCTGTAAAGTTTCTTTCAATCCGACATCAATACAGAAATCCAAGATGCCGTTGGTTTTTCTCTGCGTTGCAATGTCGAGTACATAGCCTGTTTTGGTGCAACTTATTGTTCTGCCGCCGATGTACGGGAAATAGACACCGCTGACCAAATCCCAACACTGGTAAATTGAACCTGCAGGGAAACCGTCAACATCAACGCTTTTCCCTAAATACTTGAGTTTGAAATCTGAATATGATTTCGCCATGTTCACCTCCTAAGTTAAACTGGCTTAAACAAAAAAAGAGCATTTCTGCTCTAAGTAAATGATTTCGTGATTTTCTTTACTTAAACTTGCAACCAACTTGCAACTAACTTGCAACTAACTTGCAACTTAGGATGTCCTCATCTCTTCAAGGAGTTCTTCAAGTTCTTCTTGAGTTAACATAAAAATATCCTTCTTATTAACCAATTTTATAATTTGTATTAGCATCAAAAACGGAAGTTAAATCATTTTGTTCAACCCAGCTTCCATTTATCTTTTTATATACTTTTGAAGCTAACACCCATGAACCGTTTACTTTGATATACGCTGAATCAGTTTGTGGTGCTGTATAAGTGACTTCAATCTCAGCACCATAAATGTAATAGGTTGCTTGAGTATTACTCTGATTTCTTCGACAGTTTACTCTGATACCAAAGTTGTCCCCCCAACCTTTGATCGTACTCCACGTCAAAGACCCCTTTCTAAACGTTTGAGTATTTATTGAAGCACTCAATGAAGACGCCGTAGCGCCACTTTGCCTAGTTGTTCCGTTACACAAATACATTGACGCTGAATAGCCGGATGTATAATAACCTTTAATCTTTACGGTAAATGCGGTTACATCTGCATTTGCGGGAATACTATTAAAGTTAAAGCCACGAATATAAAGGTATCTATTATTTGTGCCGCTTGTAGTATTTGTAATAGTAGCATAATTGGTACTATCTACATTTGCATATGCGTTCGACTCGTTTGTAATTGATAACGCTGTCTCCGTAGTATACATGATTGACGGGACTAATCTAGCTGTTGCCATATATTAAGACCCCGTCTGAATGTAAATATCGCCATTAACGCCTGTCGAAGATGACGGAACGGAACTGCCAAAATAAATTGTCTGGAATGCAATACTTACAGTCACTTGTGAATATCCATCCAACGAATCGCTAGACGCATTGTATGTACCGTTTGCAGTTATAGTTTTTGTGCCTAAATTCGGAGACTGACTAGGAACAGCAACATCTACTGAAGCGTATTCCGCAACATCAATACCTGTGCCATTTGCGGTTATGCTTTTTGTGCCTTGAGGACGAATATAAATCTTTGTTTGGTTATTGCTGTCTGTCGCCTTAATTCCTGTAACACCAGTGTACTCTGTTCCAAATATTTCTAGTGTATCTGTTGCCATAAATCACCTCATGCTGTCCTAATCAGTGACAAATGTTCACTTGATGTTCCCGTACTGGTGATTCGCACATACTTAGCCCCTGTCAGCTTGTTCCCACTGAGAGTGCCGTGTCCGATATTGCTATCATTCGGATCGACAGTTCCATCACTGTAAATGTAAATTGAGCGGAGTACATTTTTGTTTTCGTCATATACTCCGATATAGAACCACCATGCACCAGTATATGAGAAGGTCATTGTCGGATCGACCTCTGTGAAATCTGACGCATAATACCACTGCTCACTGTACTCATTGCCATATTCATCAATAATGGTATCTGCCTTACACTTCGTATAATCAATCAGCTGAACACCAATCGGAATTGCGGCAGGTTCATACCATGTAACATTATCAAGCTGTGCAAGTGTGACCGTTTTCTGACCATATGTTGTCGGTGTGTATGCGGTAATCATCGTGCTGATGTACGAATCATCATAGTACACAGGGATGGTTGTGCTTGTGCTATCCGAAAACTCAAAATATATGTTGTGCTGTGTTGCACTTGGCGTTGAGCCTCCACCACCTGTTGATGGAAGTACGATGTAGCCGTTCTGATCCTGTGTAACCGTTCCGCCGCCGCTAGATCCAGTTCCAGTGATCTTTACTCCGTTAACATAGGCAGTCTTTCCGCTCAAAATATCTGAAGCAGTAGCATTAGCATCTGTTGTGTCATCAAACTGTGCTGTGCCACCGCCAGTTTTGGGAAGAGTTACCGCAGGAACATCTGCGTAACTCGCCCCAAGTAAAGTAATATTCTGTGCCATAAAAGCACCTCCTATGAGATGCTCAGAACTTTTGTAGTGCTGTCCTGTGTGATGCTTGGCAGCGTAGCCGATCCTGCCACACCAAAGATGGTCTTGCCATAAACTATGTTACCTGCAACAAGGTTGGCATCTCCGCTGATTGTCTGTGTTCCTGTCAGATATGTACCCGATGAGATTGTCTGATTTGATGTAGTTGGTGTATATGTTGTTGCCCCTTTTGTTGTGACAGAAGCAGTCAGAGATACAGATGAGTTATCTGCTGTTCCTGTTGAAATATAACCTGCCGTAACTGTCGGTGTTACGCTAACTGTCTTTGACAGCGTGATCGTATTCGTTCCTGTTGAAACCGATGCTGATGTGCCACTGATTGTTGCAGGTGCTGTCGCAGATCCGCTCGATACAGATTTGCTTGCGGAACTTGAATAATAACCTGCCGGAACTGTGACTGTTGCTCCCGATACAGAAAGATCGGAACTGTCATTCTCAGCCGCTGAACCAGTGATTTTCACACCATTCGCATAAGCGGTAACACCATTTGGCATCTGACCGCCACTTGATAAAGTTGCATCCGATGTGTCTGTAAATGTTGCTGTTCCTCCACCGCTTTTGGGAATGTCTACTTCTGGAACATCTTGATAAGTTACTCCATTGATTACTACTGTTTGTGCCATAAATAATCTCCTTATGAAACTGTAAGTTTAGACCCGTTCCATGTAATCAATCCGTAGTTTGATGGAATCGGATTTATAGTGATGTTTTGCTGTGAAAGTTTGTTCGCAATTTCGATTGTTTGAGTTTCCATAGACGGAGTAAATACATGCTCGCCTGTGTACTCAGCATATTCACCGTGCTGAATGACTGTGCCTTCTATTCCATCTACCGACAGCGATAAAGATGGACTTCCGTCAATTTTTAAATTTAGCGAAGTTTCACCGCCGATTACCACTGTCTTGTCCATGTCAAATTACCTCTTGTTTGCCAGTTTCTTCAACGCTCTCAGCCTTGACGTGACTTCTTCCCCTTGTGCCGTCTTGCAGTTTCCAATCGCAGTAGATCTGAACACCAAGTGCCTTGGACAGATTCTTTGTTTCGACTTGAGTTAAAGTCCACGAAAGAGAATCGCTGTTCTGTGTGTGAATGACTTCGGCAGTATCCAGTGATCTTTCGATGACTGTCTGACCGCCCTGTTTTATGACTAACCAAGCAACTGCAATGTCAGTTACATCTATTTCCGAAAATTCAAAGCGAATTGTCGGAGTTGTATATCTGATTATTGGCATAAATCACCTCACTCTTTTATGAAACACTTGCAACTGCTCCGTAATGAGTCCATGAACCACTTGAATACTTCATGAACATGAAGCCCTGTGTAATAGGGTTGTATGCTTCAATGATTGAACCATCAGGGTATAATGTTGAAACTGGATTACCAGTTACAGTAAGGCTCGCATTATCAACTGACGTAACCTTTGTATTAGGCATTTTCCTTGAATAGAATTGGATATTTCTGCTCCAAGGGATGCCAATGTATTTACAAACATTATCATATGCATAATACGCCCCATATGATGTGTTGTTAGGATTAAAAGTAATATGGTAACTGCTACCATTGCGCACAGTGTTACCAATGGCATACACTTCAACTTCTCTTGTGTTTGATGTGCTGTTTGTTACATAAATGGCAGCCTTTGAATATGTTGTTTTGGTTGTTTTGTTATCCAGAATGTTATTGATTACTTTCACGATGTACGCATCATTAATGCGCACTTCTGCGCCATTAAAATCATTTGTAAAAACATTATCCTTAATAACAGCGTCGCAAGGCACTTCGTTAATAACAATAGTTCCATTTATAAAGCTGTTGCCAATAATGTTAAATGATTGCGCTGTAATTGCATAATCTTTGTAAACTGTTAACGCCATTACGCCTAGGTCACACTTAAAATTGTTACCTTCAAATGTAATATTTTTAGATGCGTCTCTGATTAAGATTCCAAGTGAATATGTGTCACTTGGATACATTGTATTTGAATATGCGTTCCACCATGTTGGCTTTTCGTCAAAATATACATTGTTGCCAACAAATGTGCAGTTCTCGCTATCACAGAACACAGCCAAAGCGCCCTTTAAACAATTCTTGACTGTGTTTCCTGTTGCCACGCAGTTTGCGCAATATTCAAAATCAACGCCTACATCGCCGCATCCAACCAAAATGTTGTTTGATACAACAATATTATTTGAGCATGATGCCCAAATAGCATTATTCTGATTAGGTGTTTGTATAGTTAAATCATTAATGCTTTTGTTACCTTCAATAACAATTTGTCCACAGCCATTGAATGATCTATCTGTATTTGATGGATCAGCGTTACCACCCCAAATTGTTACAGGAAAACGACAGTTGGACATGTGATTATCTTTTACAGAACAATTAAAGCATTTATTTAAATAAATAGCATGACCATATCTGTTTTCCTCAAAATTATTGTTGTAGATGCTCGCCAATGATGTGTTATATCCTCTTATATACTCGTTTTCCGCAGTCCATGTAATTGTTTTAAAATGACAGTTACATACTTTTGCATTAACCCCTGTAAGATAAACAATATATCCCCTTGTTGATCCTGTTGCCTGTATTACACAGCCATTAAGCACTCCATTATCACCAAGTGTAATAACATCACTGGTTTTTAATGTTGCACCATTTCCGATAATTTCAATATTTTCAATATCAGATATATTTCCGATTGAATATATTTTTTCACTATCTAATGCGATATTTTTGCCATTTAAAATAGCTGAATTAAATGCATTGGTATCATCTGTAATACCATCACCAACCGCACCGAATTGTTCAGGAGTAGCATAGATTTCAACGAAAGAATCTATTGCATTCAGTGTTTCTTGAATCAGAGAAAGATCTGAATCACTTAAAACAGCACCTTCCACTGGTGATTCTTCAACCATGACAATAAAATTAGCTGTGCCATGAGTACCACCGTCTATGCGTAACTCAAAGACAGCTTCACCAGCACAGGCGGTCATCTGCTGTGTTTCGGTTATTTCTACCTGCCCAACATCATTGATTTCCCCGGCTTCAGCAATGGCATATCCATCAGCTTTGATGCCAACAATAGACCCTGTTGATGGCGAATATTTAGTGCCTGTTTCTGTGTACAGAGTGAACACCCACAATTCGCCTTGATCATACTGGTTTACATTTATGACAGGGCAAACGCTAGTACCTGCATTAAGTACCAGATTAAAATTTCGTGTTATAGACATAATTACTCCTTGACCACCTGTTTGATAGTTTCTGAGAAGGTGGATTTCTTGTTGCCAAGTACCATGCTTGTATATCTTTCAAGTAATGAATCGTATGTGGTTTCAACTACTCGCAGATAATATTCAACCCCTTCATAAACGATCTTGACCTTATCGCCCATGACAGCATGTTCAAGCGGTACAACATCCCTGTATTCCTCTGTTTGCCACAAAGGAATAAAGGAAATCGTCACCGTTTCAACATAAGGAACACCGATGTTATTTGCAGAGATATAAGCATTTGCCCTTGCGTTCAGCGTTGATGTGGTAGGCTGTGATTCATACTCAGATGACACATCGAGAATATAGATCTTGTCTGTAGGGAAGTTCGCTCCACTTGCGTACTGAATAGAACCACTTACTACCGTGCTTTCGTTTTTCCAGAAAGCAAGAACACCGTTATAGGACGCTTCCTCAGACCGCACATTCACAAATGATTCAAGGTCAACACCATATCGGATAGTGATATTGGTGTCTGTTCCTCTTCTTGCAAGAACATTAACTATGAAATAATTAAATTCATATTCGCACTTGAATATCTGAAGAAGCGACCCCTCCATGCCACCAAGACACGCTCTTGCTGAACGTGGTGCATCCAGTGTGAATGTAGATGTGGTGTTTGTGATGTCCGTTGAATAAACATACGGTGATGTCACCATCGTATTGTTTTTTAATGCTGTCAGAATATCTGAAATCCCTGTTGCATTAAACTTTGCAACTGGATGTCCGCTCAAGTCATATGAAATATGATGTGCATTGACAGTAAGCATTTGCCCATCCATTGATTTCTGAACTTTATAAATGCGGAATGGCTGAGTAAGCGGATCACCACTGCTGTTTTCACCAACAGCTGCTTCGATGATTCTTTTTGTGACAATATCGCTTGCATGAAGTCCGCTCGCCGGATATTTCATCACAAGTTCAAACTCGCCATTCAGAACTTCATGCACACTTACCGAAATAGCATCCGATAAAGCACCAAGTCCGTTAGTAGCAAAGTCAGCTGCCAGTGTGAGATTGTTTTCATATAATCTAGGAAGCATAATACCTCCTTAAATTTCAAACCATCGTGGTGTAACTTCAATTTTGCTGATATATGCCGTTAAGCATTTTATTTCGTTATCTCCCGGTTCAAGAAGTGGGAATGTACCTGCAAAATGGCTGTTCATGTTATATGGTCCCATCGTGACCTCGCAAATTTCACTGTCCACATCAAGGTAATAGCCTGCGGCAAGATCCGATGTTGTAAATGTCTTGTTATTTACATATACCTGTCCAACCCCATAGACTCTGAAATTCGGTTTTGCAACTTGCATTGTCGGATTTCTCAGTATCCATGTGCCATCGCCGGGAAGAGGAATATAAGTGATAGGCTCTTCGCCAATCTTCAAGAATCTCTGAGGATGGCAACGGAAATTCAATGTGAATCTACCACTCTTATTAAATGCGTATGTGGTAGGTTCAACCGCCCCAAGGAAAAGAGCCTCCCTAAAGTATTCTGGTTCTTTGGAAGACTCTAATCGAAGATACCCATGTGCTGAATTGAGAAATGCCATCAGATTGCGATAATTCTCAAGGAAATCATCTCTGATGAAGCATGGCACTGATATATTCAAATCCTTAAAGCGATTGTTATAGATTGATAAATCACCGTTTCTGCCCGGAATAGAGATGATGTCATAGTCTTTCTCCGGCGAGCCAAATGACTTGCTACCATCGAATGTGACACCGAAATCAGCAAGGCTTCTGCCGTTATATGTAAGTATATCTTTCACGCAAAGACCTCCGTTTCTCTCTGAAGCAGATTGGATAAATTCTCAGCCAAATTCCGTGTAAATGCTTCTGAATCATCCACATTTCCGTTGACTGTGACTTGTAATGAAATAGGTGCTGATACCTGTGTATATGAACCATATTCTGGCATTGCAGAACCAAGTCCATAAGCGGCATTCTGACCAAGGAGCATGCCCATACCAACCATCTCTGACATGCCATCTGAGATAGCATTTGCGAAACCTTCAACGAAATATTTACCAGTTTCGTATGTAAGTTTTGAAGGCGATGCGACCTGCACGGAATTGTTCAATGCTTTTGTTGTAGCTAGACCGGCGTTAGCCGCCGCCCGCTCCGCAAGGTATTGATACTTTGCAATGCCACTGGCAAGTCCAGTCATCATGTAATAACCAAGGTCAGAGGTATCAATCGTCAGATTTTCTTTGATGGCATTTCCTGTTTTCTTTGTGTCCTCACGAACCTTTGCACCATCGTCAAGAATCTTTTGCGTTGTTTCGTCAACAGCATCACCGGTACCGGTAATCTGATCTGTGTAGTTCTGAATATCGCTTTCAGCATCAGCCATTTCGCCACGATTGACATTGATTGCCTCGGTCAGTTTATCTTCTTCTCTCTTGGCAATATCCCAATTCTCAACGGCCTCAGCATATCGCTGCATCATTTCTTCCGTAACTGGAATGTGTTTCTTCTCCGCGTCTGTAATTGCCTGTTCTGCGGCATGTAGTTCATGGTCAGCATCCCTGAGCCTTGCAGCGGCCTCAACCTCACCCTCAGTGAGTTCCTTATCCAGTTCTCTGGCCTCTACAAGTCTCTGTGTAGCCTCTTTCAGCATATCCAGATAGACTGCTACTTCAGCCTGTCTTTGATAGTCTTCAATGGTTTGCTGAATACTTTCACTCAGCTTTCCGTTTTTATCAATTAGCTCCTGAAGATCGTCTCTTTCAATACCTAATGCAACAGATAACTCATCAAGAATAGAATCAGCAAGAACTTTATTCTCATCTGAAATCTTTCCGTTACTGTCTACAAGTGCGTCATACTGTGCTACAAGTTCTTTTGCATAATTGACCTGTCTTACAGTTTCAACATTGCGTTCCTGGATAGACTTTTCATAATCCTCGTGAGCTGTCTTTAACTCGTAGACCTTATCAATTTCTTCTTTCAAAGCATCTGAAAGACCCCACTTTTCCTCTCTGAGAGCTCTTTCTTCTTGAGCTTCGACTTTTGCCGCGGTCGCCGCAAGGGTAAGTCCAGTAGCAAGTGCCGCCACACCCGCAATAAGCGGTGCGCCCATTGCAACCAGTTCCGCCCAGTTCGTAATGAGGAATCCAATGCCCTTTGCAACCTTGCCAATGACCGTAATCAGTGGTGGTGTCGCCGCAATCAAAGCACCAGTTTTTATAATGGTTTTCTTTGATGCATCAGTTAAGCTGTTAAACCAGTCAGTAACCTCCCTGACTTTATTAACTACTTTTTCAAATCCCGGGGCGAGCATATCAATCATAGTATCCCCGAGTTTTACGGCGGAGTTTTTCAGCTGATTCGCCGCCCTTTTAGCTTTAAGGGAATTGGTTTCTAAGATTTCAAGGGCATTATCAGTCTGACCAGAGGAGTTTTTTACACGTTCAAGTTCGTAATCTAATATTTTAAAATCATCTGTAACCAATGCCGCAACAGCCTGTGTAGCACGGACATTGCCAAATAATCTCTGGAATTTTTCCGCGTTACCGCCGACCTTGTTATAAAGGATTCCGAGAACCTCAGACAGGTTTTTGCCTTCCCCCATCAACTGAGCAAATGACTTACCTGTTTTTTTATCAAGGATCTTTGCAACATCAGAGGATTCTTTTTCAAGTTCTGTAAAGACAGCACGAAGGAATGTTGTTGCTTTCGATGCAGGTACACCCTGTTTGGTCATGGTAGCATAAGCCGCCGCAACTTGCTCAAGACCTACGTTGTAGTTTGATGCAAGTGGAATGATCATGCCGAGTGACGAAGCGAGTTCATCAATGATCAACTTACCATCATTTTGAGTTTTTAGCAGGACATCATTGATATATGCTACATCATGCGTTTCTTTTCCGTATGAGTTCATGATCGTGGTAAGGACATCCACCGCCTTTGTTGTGGTGGTGAAACCTGCCCTTGCCAGCTTTGTGGCTTGTGTCATGAATTCCACAGCATCAGTTGCATCCACACTCGCAGATACCGTCTGATATGTTGCTTCGGCGAGATCGTCAAGACTGAATCCAGTATCATTTGATAGCTGAATTAACTCATCACGCATCTTCTCCATCGGTTCTGAGCCTTCAAAAGCGATGGTGTAGATTTTCGCCATTCCATCAGTGAAATCTGATGATGCTTTAATCGCCGCCGCACCAAGTGCCGCCAATGGAGCAGTGATGTAAGTTGACATCTTCTCGCCGACATCTTCCATCTTGCTTCCGACATTGTCGAGCGTTTCGCCAAAGGCTTTAAGAGGAGTATGGTTCTTTAATTCCTCATTAAAGTTATGCAGTTCAACTTCAGCTTGGTTTAATCTGCGTTCCCATTCAGCGAGAGTAGCACCGGAATTGTGCATAATCGTTTCTCGCTTAGTGAGTTCAGTATTGGCTTCGTTCAGTTCCTGTGTCTGCTTTTTATATGCTTCTGTCGCACCCTGTACATACGGATGATTTTCGCCGTACTGATCTTTCAGCTTGGCGATCTTTTCCGCAGCTTTTTCGTGTGCTGTGTTAAGATTCTCAACCTTTGTTTTTGCATCTTCATAGGCTTTGGTATTCTTTTCAAAAGTAGTCCGAGCAAGTTCGACCGCTTCTTTTGTCTTTTCAATACCTTTTTCCTGTTGCTCAATCTGCTTGGTGAGAACCTTGGATGTTTCCGAATATTTATGCATCGTGCTATCGTTTTTATCAAACGTAGCAGTCAGCTTATCCATTTCGGAATCGAGCAGTTTGGCTTCAGCAATAATTTCACGGATACTGGCTCTGAACGCTTTCTCACCTTTTATGCCTATTGTCGGTCCAATACTTACCATATAACTGCTCCTTTCTATCTAACTTCAAACAGAATTTCTTCCATTGTTAATTTCCGCTTTTTTTGTGATGCTCCAGCATCAATGGCAGAGCAAGCAAGCATATCCATCATTTCCCCATACGGAGTTATAAGGATCTCTTCCTTGCTCATGCCAAGTTTCCGTCCGTAATAAAGAAACCAACTCAGATTTAATCTGATGTTTCGTTTATCCCGTCTTTTTTTTTGGGTTCTTCAACCTCCACCGTCTGAACATCACCCAACCATGCTCTGGTGGCTTCTGCTACCAACATGCCGAAAGTTTCCTCATCAATGATGGAGATTTCTTCCGGGGTAACAGGATTCATTTCATAAGATTTGTCAAAGAATTTCTTCGACTGTTCATATCCTTTGGATAATGCACAAACAAACACCGTCCATGTGTTATTCACGGTAACGGTGCTGTTTGACTTGAGAACTTCGCCAAATTTGCCGATATCCTCTTTAGGACACACTTTGGCAATTTCGCTTACCGCTCCCACCGTTCGTAAAAACCCAACTTCTCTATCGTGCAAATACATGGCTCACTCCTCTCTCTTTATCCGTTAGGAATTTGCAAGCAGAGCAGAGATAACTGCAACCGCTTTAGCTTCAGTTGTCTGTGCCGCACCGATCTTTCTCCATGAATGATTTGTGGTGTCATCACGGAAAATCTTTGCTGACAGTTCGGTTGTCTGCCAGTCAATATCTTCGCCCTGTGTAGTGGCTTCAATGCTGTCTACATTGAACTGAACCTTTGTCAGTACCACAGGAACATAGGAAGTAACACCTTCCTCCATATAACGAACAACAAAACCGACACCACAGTACGGTACTGTCTGTCTGTCATCATAGACATAAACAGATACAGTTGCTGTGCCACCTTCAGTGATGGTTACAGAAGAAGCATCAGGAAGACCCTGTATGTCTTTCCTCGCTGTGTCCTTCAGACCATCAACTGTCAGTGTCAGCGTACCGCCAGTAAAGAGTCCGCTTGCACTCTCAGCAAGTACGTTGTCCGCATAGAAGTTATTGTCATCAGCTGTTTCGATGTCCATGTTGACGGAAACACCTCTTGCCAGTGCGGCAACAGTTCCGTAACCGTTCTCACCAATAACAGCATATTTCGGCATAGAATAGCCAGTAATAACTCTTCCGTTAGCTGTCATTTATTTATACCTTTCCCAGATTTTTGCAATCTCTTTATCGAATTGTTCTTCAATCGCCTTTACAGTTACATTTGCGTAATTGGCAACCGCAGTGTCCATGAACGGATATGCATTCAAAAAAGATGTGCCGGAATTCAGCGACCTTGCAATCATTGCGTTGGGCTGTCCTTTAGGCCATCTTTCTGAAACGATATCGTTATATCCATCAAAGCCAAGTTTTACGTTCCATCCATGAATATTGCTACGCATTTCTGCAATACCAAACGATTCAATGAGTGCCGCCTTTTGCCTTGTTGTGATACCTGTTCTACTGCGTTTGTGCTGTGTCGCAAAAGAAAACAAGTGGTCATTTGTAGGAATGCCGAGCATCGCTTTTTTGACACCGTCAGACATCAATTTACCGCCCGGATAAATTGACCGACCAATTACTCTCAAAAGCTGTCTGTCTGTGAATATACAAAGATCAACGAATTCCTGTATGCCTTCGTTTGTAAACTCAGCCAAGAATCGTAAACCTCCACTCATGATGAATCAGATTGGTATCATCTTCGTACTGAACACTGTTTAATGCCCAGTACAAGTTCTCAACTGCATTTAATGCAGTCTGAATATTATCGACATTTGCATCATACTCAGTGAGCGTGAAGTAGTGGATTGATCCGCTTAACCCCATCTCACCTTTATGGTTATCAGTTTGTATTCCTGTCGAGGAATCTTCCTGCCAAATGCAATATGGTGGATTGACTGAATATCTCCAGTAGTGGTAGACCTTCAGTCCGTTGACACCCGTCAATGCATTCTGCACTTTTTCAAGTTTAGACTGGTTAGACACGATGCATCATCCAATCTTGCACATCATAGTTCTGATCCAATCTCTGACACGAAATATTGGTGTAACGAAGATTGGTGTTTTCTTCGATGATGTGCGATACCTGCCGTATTACAAACTGTTCGCCATTTCCCAATACCGAGTACATCCCGGCTCTGACCTTGGGATCGTAATGAATATAAGCAAGGAGGTCAACTCTCTCGTTAACCCCCTGTGCCATATACTGTCTGCTCATGCCGATAGTACGCTCTTGATACCAATGCTTGTTGATAGGGTTTAATACCTCAACAGGCATCCGTCCATTATCCGCAGTGTTTATCAATTCACAGATATACATTGTGCCACTATCGAGAATCATGTAGTCTGCACCTTCTGCTGTAAAAGGCGATTGTTCAGATTGTATCGAAGCATTCTTGGCATATTCTGGATATAGTACGAAGTATACTTCGATCCTGTGGTCTTACGTTTGTCATATAACCACATAGCGTACATTGAAACGAGCATCTGATCTTCCACAGTATCTACAAGGTCAATGCCTTCTCTTGTGATTGCCGCTTCAGCCATCTGAATATACTGAAACAGTTCAGTATCTTTTGACTCAGCCGAAGCCGCATCCATGTAGTCTGTGATAATCTCAAGACCGTTTTTGAGCATCGTTAAAATGACTTCGTTGTTCATTGTCATAGAATGCTCCTTTCAAGAAAAGGGAGTCCGAAGACTCCCTACAGAAATTAGGATACTGTTACGTTGCAGACTGCAACTGCATCACCGCATGTAGCTGTGATAACAGAAGAACCTGCTGTGACACCAGTAACAAGACCTGTACTGGAAACTGTTGCCTTAGATGTAGCAGAGGATGCCCATGTGATTGTACCCTTTGCACCTTCCGGCAGAATTGTTGCTTTCAGCTGAACTGTTGCAGTACCTGCGATTGCGGCAGAGTTCTTGTTCAGAATGATGTTCTGAACGGTGTTTGCCTTGTCAGCTGCGAATGTCATGGATGCATCCGGGGATGTGCCATTGACACCGAGGACGAGGAAACTCTCCGGGATGACAGGAACACCATCATAACGTGCTGTTCCCTTGTATGCTGTTGCATCCTGGAGGAAGAATGCATGCTCAGAAGAAGCAAACTTCTGACCTGCTCTCTCAGCGAGGAGATACAGTTCAAAATAACCGCCGATAATGACATAGTTCGGAATGAAGTCCAGAACTTCGACAATACCGCCGATTACAGGCATTCTGCCATCAATAGCAGTTGTGATTCTGCCATCTGCTGTCAGACTCATGCCCTGTGCCTTGAGGAATGTGTATGTGGTTTCGTTCATGACCCATACCTTTTCGCCACGAGCATACTTGCCGTTGATAACAGCAGTGTCGAGCAGGATTGTCTTGAACAGGTCAGCACCAGTTACGGTGTTGGCGATTGTCAGAATGTGTGTGGAATGGAGATCCTGCCATTCCCTTGCAGTTGCAGGATAGTTATCCGGCTGTGATGTCTGTGCAAGACGAGAAACGATACCGAGCGGCATCTTGCTGTTTGCGGAAGTGTTGCGACCATAGAGGATAGCCTTATCGAGTGCGAAACCGATAGCCTGTCCGATTGCTGTCAGCAGTTCGCTTGCCAGTGCAATGTTGGAGTCTTCAAGTGTAGCGTTGCAGACCTTGAAGAAACCTGCAACCTTGAAGCATCCGACCTCGACATCATTCCATGTCAGATCGAGTTCATTGATATTTGCACAGCACTCTGTCCATACTGCTTCCGGGATTGCACCTTCAACAACTTCTCTGCCGTTGCCACTGATGGAACGAACAGTAACATGCTTGTACAGTTTTGAATAGTTTTCAATATTCTGACGGAGCAGACCGAGGAAAACTTCCGGGATTGTCAGTGCGATGTTGTTTAACGCACGTTTTTCAGCGATTGCAGAACGGAATTCACCGACCCATGCCTTGACATCTTCCTGTTCAAAAATGGCATTGCGAGTCTGGATATCCATCTTGTCGAAAATGTTTCTCTTACCCATATTGATTTCAACCTTTCTTTCTTCAGCCTTCGGCTGTTCAACAGGAGTTTCAACAGGTGTTGTATCCTGTCTTTCCTCTTCTTCTTTCAGTTCGGATTCAAGACCTGCAATCTGCTCTTCAAGTGCCTTGACATCTGCTTCATGCTGATCTTTTTCGGAATTAAAAAGGTCAATCTCTTCATTGACCGCATTCATTTCCTCGTCCGTTGTAGCTTCTTCGATTGCCTTTGCGAGTTCAGACTCTCTTGTTTTCATGTCCTTGGCAAGAAGTTCCTCAAGAGCCTTCTTTCTCTGGTCAATCTTCTTTTTGATCATCAGTGCCTTCAGTGCCATCTGATCCCCTTTCTAACTTCTTGCGAAGTTCCTCTTTGCGAAGTTGAATTCTCCGCTTTTCGATTTCCTCAAGATCCTTCTTTCTTGCGGCAACATGCGTTGCTTCGTAAGCAGGAAAAGTCGTGGGCGAAATCTCCCATAGCGGATCAACCTCCGTAATCGTCCAGTGAACTGAGCCATCTTCTCTCCGTTCCTCTGTTTCCGATTTGATGTTGAAACCGAATGAACACCCTGTGACATCTCCACGCTTGATACGCTCATACGCATTCATTGCATCGCTGTCATTTCTGTTGATCTTGATTTTGCCCCACAGACCGTCTGCACGATCCTCAAGAGAGAGAGTTCCGGCACTCACTCTGCCGAGTACAATGTCATCGTTGTGGTTGTATAACGCTCTGACATCTTGCGAAATGGAGTTTCTGAAAGCACCGGGAGCAACGCTTTCGGTAGCACCTTCCCATACTTTGTAGATATCTCCATATGCAACGAACTTACCTTCTAGAATCAGTTCGTCAGAGTCGTTTCTTGTTTCAAGGTTTTGGAATTCGTAATATCTGTGTTCCATCATTCATCTCCTTGTAATAGCTTTTTCTGATCGCCGAGCCTGTCAATCGGCAAGTAGTTCTCAAGAACATGAAGTTCATCAAGTTCCGGCTTCGGATCGAGTCCGATTCTGTTTCTGACTTCGTTGCCTGTTGCGATACCTCTGTCATACAGAACACCGAATACCTGCGAGATACTTGTGACATCCCAGTCCATCAGACTTAATGTGTTGAACTTGAAATACCATTTGTCAGTGACGATCAGCTTCTTTGTCAGTTCCTGTGCGATCTTCTGACACATCGGTCCAATCTTGGTCTGAATGAAGTTGTTCCACTGCTTCTGGTTGTATTCACCAACACCCAACATAAAAGGCGGTACACCGATAATGGCTGCTACCGCCCTTTTGTCCATTTCAACTGTGTCCGCAATAGCCAAGTCTGCAAGGCTTAAAGGTCTTACCTGCTCGACTTGGAACTGCTCTCCCGGAATCAGCCAAGGCTCACCAACACTTGCTGCCTTGACATAATCATCGAGGATCTTCTGCCTTCCTTCCGGAGTGCTGAATTCATCAATCATCGCATCTACCTTGACGATAATTGAAGGCTTCCACTTCGACTCCATGAATCCTCTTTCAGTTTCAGAAGCCTGTTTCAGATTCTTGGCAAGATCTCTGAGTGTAATATGCAATCCTTTACCCTTCCACAGATAATACTCATCGGGATTATGTGTGAAATGTAGGATGTTTTCAGGATCGTGTGGTCTTCCGTCAATTAAGATTCTGTACTCCCTATAGGAATTGCCAACAGGCATGAATGAAACCCTACTGGCGGCGATAGGCTCAAGTGACCTTATCAATCCATCCCATGTATGCGGAACTACAACAGAGTTGCCTTTTCCGTATAAGAGCAGATTCATGACAATAGCATCCATCCATTCTGCTCTGACCATGGTATCAATGGGATTGATATCTATCTTCCGGGAAAGTTCATTCTTAATACGGATATCTCCGTTGGCTGTGTTTGACATCAAGTAAATTGTCATTGAACCAATCAATTCAGCAATGACCCGACATGCTGTCATAATTTCCGGGCATCTGTCTAAAGATGTATATTCCGTGCAGCAGAGATTATCGAAGTCAGTTCCCAGAACATAACCGACCGATCTCTTCTGCACAGGGGTTTCCTGCTTTACTTTTTTCTTTCGGCTCATCCGAAGAAACCTCCTACCTTTTTCTGCTTCTCCTCGCCATCGAAGCATGCTATACACGCAAACACGCTTGCATCGAACAAATCTATCCTGTGCTGTGGCTGAACCTTTTCATACTGAATGGCATCATCCACTTTTTCGACTGCTCTGACATTCTGTACGCAATACTCATATGCTTCCGAATGCAGATAATAAAAAGTGCCATTCTTGACACTGCTTTCTATATGTCTGAATCCTTGTGACTTCAGATAGAAATACTGCGGAATATCCTTAATCTTGAATCCTGCTTTAAGCATTAAAGGGAAATACTCTTGCCCGGCGAACTTTCTATCGTGACCTACTTGTACGATACGGAATCCCATTGTTCGCATATCCACGAACCAGTTTACGACATCGCCCATATTTACCGTAGGTGAATTGCACATAGTAAGCCATCCGTCATCTCTCCATCCGAATAAAGGTATTCCATCTTCATCAGCTTTGGCAGCTGCCTGTTCAACAGGAAAGAATGCATGCGTGATAACTATATCAACTCCCTTGTATTGCCCATACAGACAGGCGGCAGTCAAGTCATATGTCCTTGAAAGATCCGCACCGCCATACCAACGTATAGGAAGTTTGGCAAGTTCATTCAAAGACCACGAATATTGTGAATCAGATCTCCTAAATTCCTCAATGTCGAACCAAGCCTTCATCGCCGCAGTGAATACATTTAGTTGTTTTGCGAAGAAGTCTTTTCTTTGTTGAGGATCATTCTGTGCTTGCAGTGAGTCATTCAGAATATCCTGTGGTCTGATCGTAACCCCATATCCGGGGTTCGCCATCTCATGTACTAGCGGACTTGTGTAATCAATCTCTCCGTCTTCACCTGCATCCGCTTCACAGATGAAAATAAAATACTGCTCATCCTCAATAACCTTGTCCATGACTGATTTACAGTATTTCAATCTCTGCCCTAAGAACCCTTGTTCCGAATCCCCGGCACTGCTAATTCCAACTAAAAGTTTGTTGCTATATGCCTTCTGGCACTCCTTGAACAGATTGTATTGCTTCGGTGTCTTGTATGCATGTAACTCATCGCATATACAAAGGTTGGCATTTAGGGAATCTTGTTTGTCTACCGAAGCTGCCAAAGCCTTAACGTACAAAGAACCATCCGGCAGTGTAGCGTTAAAGGAATGGTCATTATGGTTATCGTTGATATGAATGCATCCACCGTCCTTATCCCACTCACCCATATTCTTGATGTTGTAGGTAAGAAAACTGAATGCTTCCATAGACTGAATCAACGCAGACGAAGCAATATAGCACTTGCTACCGCTCTTCCTAAAGAGCAGACTCAATGCCCAAGCCAAAGAAGCAATCATGGTCGTTTTGCTATTCTTTCTGGGCAGGAAGATAAGTGCTTCATGGAATCTCAACAGATTAGTACCTGCGAGTTTGAACCCCACAAGGTTGTAGATAATAAACTTCTGAAACGGCTGTAATAAAAACGGCTTACCTCTCATCGGTGTACCGTCTAAGGCTTCGCCCTGTGCGTGGCAAAGAGTAGTTTCAATAATGTTGATACAGAAGTCTGCATCATCCGGCTTCATTTCATACTTAGGATTTTCAAGATCAGCAAAGAATCTCTCCACCGCAAGCTGTCTGTAATGATTCGCCACAATAGAACCATCTCTGATCCCATTGGCATACTCCATTACATCTGCCCAGTGTTCCTCATGATTTTTAAGCACGGATATCTTTCAGAGCATCCACCAATCTGCTTCCGCTCTTTTTCTCCTGTTCTTCCTCCGCAAGCCTACTCTTAAGGCTCTTCGGTGTTAAACCCAACTCACTCCAATACTTCAAGGCATCTGCTTCATGCTCCTGCAATATTGTAAGCAGTGGATTCTTCGCTTTATTCTTTGCCCCTCTGTCCAAAGTCTTTGTAACTAAAGGCTTGCATCCACCCTTCTTCCATTGAGCAAGGACAAGATCTCGCCTTTCAAGGATATCTGCAAGAGTTTCGATGACAGGAACATAGGTGGTTTTATATGTTCCGCTCTCTTTCATGGCAGATGTGATGACTTCCGTCCACTCAGATTTATCCATCTCGACTCCTTTCACAGAAAAAAGCCACCTCATTCGGCAGCTTTCCTACCCTAACAATATAGCACTTTTAAATTTGACTAATTTGACAAATGCGTTTTATGCCCCTTTTGACCCCCTTTTCGCACCTGTTTCACCCGGTGTTTAGTACCACTTAACAGGGGATTTTGGGTATATTATGCCTAAATTACGGAAATGCT